TTGTAAATTAACTTTTGGTTCAGGATTTTCCGATGAACAATACTTACAACAATATACAAATGACCAGTACGTATTACAAATATCTAATTTTTTTAATAGTGTTGCGTTAGGTGAAATACCTAAACCTGGAACAACAATGTTTGTTAGATATCGAGTTGGTGGTGGAACTTCTGCTAACATAGGTGCTAATGTTATTGGTAGTGTTGGTTTTGTTGACATGGTTGTTAACGGACCAAATCAATCTATAAATCAAACTGTTAGAACATCATTAAGAGTTAACAATCCGGTACCAGCTTTTGGGGGTGGAAATGAACCAACATTAGACGAAATTAGATGGATGACAAAATATAATTTTGCATCACAAAATAGAGCGGTAACTATAAAAGATTATATCGCAACAATATTTAAAATGCCAGGTCAGTTTGGCGTACCTTTTAGAATGCAAGTTTCAGAAACACAAAATAAAGTAGACTTTGCTATATTAGGTTTAGATGCAGCAGGAAAATTAAGTAACTCATCCACAAACTCATTAAAAGAAAATATGGCTACTTATTTAGCTGAATATAGAATGATTAATGACTATGTTAATGTTAGAGACGGTAAAATAATAAATTTAGGATTTGAAATAGATTTATTTGTCGATAAAGCCTACAATTCAGGAGAAATTATTAACAATACGATAAATACTGTTAGAGATTATTTTAATGTTAATAAATGGGAAATGGGCCAAAATGTATACATGGCACAGTTAATAGAATCTATAAATAATGTCGCTGGCGTTTTAAACGTAATTGATGTTAAAGTATTTAACAAAGTTGGTGGTAATTATTCTTTGAATAGAACTTCACAAGCTTATATCAGTAATGAAACTAAACAAATAAATTTAACAACCGATTTTGCTTTGTTTAATGAATACGACTCAATGTTTGAAATAAAATCCCCACAATCAGATATTAAAGTAAGGGTTAAATCTTAATGGAAAGTAATAACATTACAAATCTAATAGGTAGTAAAAGATTCAAGTTAGCTCAAAACGCTAATACTAATATTGAATTAGGTTTAGAAGGAAAAACAAAGCCTTTAACCGAATACGATATTATAGATATTGTAAATTCTTATGACCTTTTTTTACAAGAAAGAGATACCATTAAAAAATATAGATTTAATGGCAGGTTTAATATTTTTGTAAATGGAGAGGTAGCACCAAATTCGTCATTTTATTCACCAACAACAGGAAAATTTGATGATGTGGCTTGGAGTCCCATGTTTTTTGGACCCCAAAAAGACATACCCCAAAATTGGGTTATGCAAATTGTTTATCCAGCAATATCTGATCCAGATTTTAATATTAATAAAAAACTTTATACAGGTGGTATAACTAGTATGCCTACTGTTACAGGTAATATAAATAGTAAGGCATTTAGAGGTTTACAATATGAAACTTTATTTGTTATACCATCGAGTAATAACCCAAGCAGTTATAATTTAAGTATAAAAGGTGTACAAAAACATAAATTACAAGTTGGTGATTATATATACTTATACAACAATGTAAATTACAACATATATCAAGGTATTCATGAAGTTTCTTCTTTGGGTATAAATTCACAAAATAATGAAACTGATTTGACTTTAAGTACTGTTGTTAATACAACACTTAATTCTGGTTTATTTCCGGCAGGTAATTTTGTTAGAATTGTAGGACCTTCTTTTAATGATATTACTTTTAACTCAGCGATTAGTTTTAACACCGCTACGGCCACAGATATAAGTGGCGGTACAACAGGTGCTTTTGGACCCAACGAACCAATTTTTACTACAGTAACGACACTTCAACCACATAATTTATTAGTTAATAATTTTGTTGACATTAGAAGAAATGACGTTAGTACGTTAAACGGTGTGTTTAGAGTTTATTATATTGTTAGCCCAACAAAATTTGTTATTAGAACAAATCCTTCGGCTAATGCTCTAACTAAAGGTAATGTTGTAAACTTTGCTAACCCGTTACCAAAATGGAGAAAATTAGACGGAACACCTTCAGAATATTATGTAAGAAAATTTGAAGTGTTAACAACAAATAGTTATAGTGTAAACCCGTGTGCTTTTAGTTCTTCGATTTACCAAGACGTAAGTTTAATAAATACGGGATTAGCAAATGATACGTGGTTATTTCAATTTAATCAAGACGTTGATTTAAAAAATCTTAAATCAAATAGAAACGGTGAGATATCAGAAGTTTATTATACTACAATAAAAAGGGCTGGAAAACAACCAATTTTTTCTGGTGACTCTTGGTCAAATGTTAATGCCGATTGGGAGTTTAATAATAAAACTTTAACGACGGCAAATGGGATTGAATTTGTATCGATTTATAATCCTTCTGGTTTAGGTTCAATAGAAAAACTTTCAGCTAGAACTGAAACTATAGGTTTTAATGGTAATTTAAGGACAACACCAGGTAGTTTGTATGTTGGTGATTTTTGTGAATTTAATTCTTTAGAACTTAAAGAAAAAACAATAGCTGAAATTATTAATAGGTTTACCATCAATTCAAACCCAAACGGTGAAGGTTATTACTATAAACCTTTTCGTAAATTAGAATTAAGAAAATATTCAGACACAATTGAAACAGCAGAATCAATAGACTCTACAATAAATGTACCAACTAACTATGTTACATATGCTGATAACACAATAGCTTGGCGAGATTTATTACCTATAGGTTATTTTGAAAATTTAAATAACGGTGTTGATTACCCTTTTTTAAACGGGGCACATTATTTTTATTTTAATAATAATTTTTACGTTAGAAGACAAATACCTGATCAAAATGTCCTAATTACTTTAAACCGTAATAATTTAAATACAGAAGTTAAATGTTAATAAAGTACCAAATAAGAAATAATTTTATTACTAACACTGGTAATACACAAGTTTACGTATCTGGTGCAACAGGCCCAGTTGTTTTTAGTAACATTACACCACCTAGTGATTCTTATAAATCTTTTAATATACCAATTAACATGGAGTTTTACCCTATAGATTATGGGGAAGATGTTAATGATATTGTTTTAGAAGAAAGAAAAAAAGCTATAAATCCTGTATTTGATGGTGAAACAATAAAATATACCTATAATAATCTTACAGCTAATAATAATGCCGGTCTTGTAATTAGGTTTAATTTTTATAATGGTTTAACTAATACTTACGGGGTTTCTTATCAAAACGCCAATGTCAATACTACAAACCCAATTGGGTTTACTAATTTTGAAATATTTAAAAACTTAAATGTATTTAAAAAAAGTTTTTTTAGATTATATTTTTACGATAGTAATAGTGGTGATACTAGTAATTTATTATTTACTGAAGACATTAGTGCTTATAATAGTGAAATGCCACAATTTTCTTTTAACGAACTTTATTGGTTAAGAAATGACAGTGTTTTTCAAAATAGTAATTTAAATAAAACAATTTACATGGATGCTAGATTTTTTAATGCTAAAACTGGTAACATACAAAAATTTGTCAATTTACCAATTAACGCACCACAAACACCAGTAACTATACAAAATTATAGTAACCCTATTAATAGAGGGTGGAGAACTAGTGCTATAACAATAACAAACCCAAAATTAAATAACGGTAAATATAATTTTAATCCTTTAGTACCATTTGGTGCTAACACAACTTCGGTAATAACAATGACAGAACTTATAATGGTATAATGGAAATTTACAAAAGAAAAGTTGGATACGAGGATTACGGCAAAACACCAAATTTAATTGTTACCGCAACAACTTTGTATTTTCCATTTTTTTTAAAACAAAATTTTGAAGATATAGGTTTATATACTGACACTAAAAATCCTATTGAAGAAACTAACAAAATTTTTAACGGTAATTGGAATCAAATAACAAACGCGGGTGGACCGGTTGGTAATGTTTTAGGAAGATTACCACAACAAATAGTGGCACCAGAAAGTAATACTTTTAATACAACACCTATTGACACAAACGGAGTTACTTTTGGTACAGACGGACAAGTAACTAGCCAAGGTAGGTTTTCAAACCCAAACACCTCTACAACTAATTCATTACGTTTAGGTGCTAATAGTAACACTTATTTAAATAATTGTAATGTTACTTTTTACTCAACACCGATAACAAGTTTTGGTGCCAATGACGGTTCATTATCTATAGTAATAGATGGTTGTCCTGGCCCACAAACTGTTGAATGGAATGGTCCTGATAATTTTACAGCAACAGGTCTTGTTGCGGGTAGAAATAATTTGGCCGCAGGAAATTATATTGCTAAAATATATGATTTTAACAATAATATAACTTTTAAGTCTTACGTATTAGAACAACCACAAAGTTTATACTTAGGATTAACTGTAACAAATTCGCAAAGTAATGTTACTTATTACGGTGGTAATAATGGTTCAGCTAGTGTAATAGCTGATGGTGGTTTATCACCTTATACTTATTTATGGTATTCTGGAACACCTACAAATGTTTTAGGTACAGAATCTAGTATTAATAATTTAAATGCCGGTAGATACAATATTAGAATACAAGATTCTAATGGAACTATAGTCTCAAGTCTTTTTAGAATCACACAACCGTTACCTGTTTCTGGTTATGTTGTTACAACAACTAATGTTAATTGTAATGCTAATAATGACGCATCAATAGTAGTTACAGCTACTGACGGTGTTCACCCTACTGGTTATATATTTGAATTAACAGGACCAATATCTAAAGTTATTAGTGGTACAACATCTAGTATAGTAACTTTTGATAATTTAATAGTTGGTAACTATACTATAAAAATATATGACAATGTTGGTAGTGTAACTTTACCTGTTACAACAATAACACAACCTGAAGTTGTTATTACAAATGCTACAGTGACTTCTCCTATTGTATTAGGATATTATTCTGTAGGTGCTAATGGAACTGGAGGCACAATCAATATTAACCCATATGGAGGTAATCCACCTTATTTTATTACAATAAGTAAAAATGGATTTATTTTTGGTACTACCAGTATTAACCCTTATGTATTACAAGGTTTAGGTGCGGGTACATATGAAATTAGTAGCGTAGATTCTGTTAATTGTTTAGGTACTACAGATACACTAGTACTTAAACAAAGACCTATTTTAACGGTTAGTGCTGATACAATAAATACTGTTAATGGTTATGACATCACATGTAATGGTGGTACAACAGGAGTTACTTATAACACATATTACATAACCGGAACTACCACACACCCTATACCAACACCTACGATTAGTTACTATGTGGATAATGTTTTAGATGCGACTATAACAGGTTTAACAACACAACATACTTTTACAGGTTTAACTGCGGGAGACCATAACGTATTAATTACTGATGGTTTTGCTACGTTCAACCAAACGTTTACTTTAATACAACCACCAGAAATTTTATTAAGTTTTGGAGAAATTGTAAACCCTGTAGTTGTTTGTTCGGCTTGTACAACAAGTTGTAAACAATCTATAGTACAAATCAATGGAGGTGTATCACCATACACAATTCAATGGAGTGGTGATGGTGATACTAGTACTTCTATAACATCTAACCCACACTGTACTGATACACCAGTAACAATTTCTGTTACAGTAACAGACAGTAATGGATGTAGTAAAACTCAATCAATAACATTATCATGATAACAGGATTTACTTCAAATAAACTAGACTTAGTTAAAACATACAACCCCAACAACCCGTTTCAAGTTGGTGTTAACGGTGTTACTTCAGTATCTACCAATAATGTTAGTTATACTATTGGTAATATAAATTATTCTACAGAATTAAGTGGTAATTTTTTAACCACTTTTAATACTAACGCTACAGGTTATGATTTTAACCCGTACATTATCTTTCCAAATAGACAAAATACTTTTGATATAAAAGAAGAGGCTAAAATGGGATTAGTTTTCCCACCAAAAGTTATTAACGAGCTATTTATAGAAAGACAAAGTACCGCTGTTTTTGAAAGACATTCTAGACTTTCAGGAATAAAAAATTTTGGTGAATTAGAAAATTATAGAAACGGATATTATAATATTGTACAAAATAGTTAAAAATGGCAACAGGAAATTATGGTGTAGTTAGACCAGCAACAGTAACAACAGATGATATGGAGATATTTTATACATATGCTCCATCAAGGGATATAGCTCCGACAATACCACTAAGACAGTTGGTACCAGCTCAAGTTATATCAAGATTTAATCACCCAACACCTAATACTAATGGTGTACCGTTATTTGATGGTCTTTATAATTTACAATTACCGGCAGCTAATTTTTCAGCAAAAGGGATTTATAATGTAGTTATAAAACCTAGAGAAATTAGAACAACAATAACAGATTGTGGTGTATTAGCAGCATTCCCTGATATTAAAGGCATTGTGTTAGATATTAACACACTTGGGCTACAAGACGCTTCAAGATTAATAGGTTATAGGGTTGAGTATTATGATGCGGCAGGACAAAAAATACCTAATTTTTTTAGAGTTATAACATCAGCTAATAGAACTGAAGCTGTTAACGCTAATTTAAATAATACCACACAAAAATCAGTTAGATATCGTTTTAATGAAACTTCTAATTTAGTTTTTTGTACCTTAACACCAAGTTCAGCACCTAATGTAAAACCTAACCAGTTCCCTGATATTGGTACGCCAGGTCAAGCAATTTCTATTTCAAACACTTTTTTTAACCCAATATTGTTAGAATTAGATATGGTAGAATACGATATTGAAACATTAGCATACGGTATATTTGGAAATCAAACCAAGTCAATTAATGATGGTAAATACACAATTTATGACTTTGGGAATAATATTTATAAACAGTATAATTTATACGAAATACAAGACCAATTTACTGGTGAACCTCTTTATGAAGTTCGTCAGTTAGTAAATAATATTGACTTCACAAAAGATTTCAATACAATAACTAACGTTCCTACAGCTTAATGGCAAACGTTAAAGTAGTACCTCGTTCATTAACAGAGGCGTATAAAAGAAGAGAAGGTGATTTTTCACCTAATTTAGTTGGACTCCAATTTACAGATGGGGTCTCTCTTTTTACTTTCGGTAATTTTCAAGTAACAACTAATTTACAAACAACAGTTGCTAAAGATTTTGTTTTAGGTGGACAGTGGTCTGAATATTATTCATTAGATAATTTAAATATAACTGAATCCGAATCTTTAGAACTTCAATCAAATGAAATTTTTATAAGATTAAACTTTAATATTTACGATGTTAGTAGATACGCTTATTTTGGTAGTTTTTATGAATTAACAAGAGTTTCAATTGAACAGATAATTCAAAAATGGAAAGGTTCTTTATACCTTAATCCACAAATAACCAATACAGCTTTTAACACAGTACTTTCTTTTTCTTACAGTGCCGGAACTAATACAGCAAAATTTTTAATACCAACTAGTGTAATTCAAAATCCGTATCAATTAATATATGAAACTAATGATGATATAGATTTAGGTAGTATACCTTCTTCAGAAATTTATAATTTAAACAGAGATTACGCTAAATATATTGTATGGAATGATCAAAAGGAATTTAATGTTATTGATTACGAAGGTTCAACTAGTACATATCCATATGTTACAATTTATACTAGTGGTAACCCTTTTCCTAGTTTAACAGGTTCTACTTTTGGACAATTTGTTTATCATATAAGACCTAATAAAACTGAAGTTGAATTATTTTTTAATTCACTTACTGATTTTGAAAGAATATTATTAAATAGATTAACGTCACCAGCTTACACTTCTTATTATACCGTACCAGAAAGTTATGATGGTAATGTGTTTTTTAATGAAAAATATTTTACATGGCCTACAACAGACGGGTTTAATTTAGATAACAGTGGTAGAGATTACGGTTCTTTTATTACTGGTATACTTGAAATGGCAACAAATTTTGATTTGAACAAAACAGATTTGGTTGCTAGAAAATTTGTTGCAGAATCTATAATAGAATATGATACTAACGGTGGTGGTGACCCAGTATACGGTAAAAAAGTTAATAAACTTTTAAGAATTTATGGCAGAGAGTTTGATGAAATTAAAAAATACATAGATGGTATTTCTTTTGCTAATGTAGTAACTTACGATAAATTAGATAACACTTCTGATGAATTAATAAAAGTTATTGCAAAAAATTTAGGTTTTGATGTATTACTTACATTAACCACTGATAATTTTAATTTATTAGAACAAATACAACCTTCTTTTGTCACACCTTTTAGTGGTTATTCTAGAAGTTTAAGTGCAAAAGAATTAGATATTGAATTATGGAGAAGATTAGTTATAAATGCTTGGTGGTTATTTAGATCCAAAGGTACTAGAAAAGTAATAGAATTCTTTTTTAGTTTATTTAAAATACCTCAGTGTATGATTAGTCTAGATGAATATGTTTATTTAGCTGAAAATAGATTAGACACTACAGATGTATATAATCAAATTACTAATATACTTGGTTCAGACACACAACTATCACTTTACCCTATAGATGATTACGGATTCCCAAGAGTTCTACCTGAAACACCGGACAATTATTTCCAAAATGGAGGCTTTTGGTATAACGGTGGAAATGAAACAACCGTTGGTAATAACCCACATATTGGACCTTATGATTTCGGACAAAAATATTTTCAACAATTTAAATGTTTTGTAAATAACTTCCAAGATTTTGTAACAGGAAGTACATTAGTAACAGTTGTTAAAAATTATTTTGATAACTATAACGAAGGTACTTTTGTATTCGACCAAAACGGTTTACCAGTTCCTTATTACGGAGCACCTTACGCAAACTTTTTAAATAATAACAATGTTATACAAAACGCAGTTGTTACATCAGCCGGTTTAACTTATGTAGGTGGTACTAATTCACCTAATTATGGTGTACCTAGTGGAGACACTTTTTCAATGAAAATTAGTTTTAAAGCCGGTACTGGAAATTATTGTGGACCTTGTAATTATAATTTAGTTTATGGTAATGACGGTATAGTTTACATATCAGGTTCACCAAACACTTATTTAACAACACAATCTTGTTGTCAAAATTATTGGTTACCAACCAATAATATTACTGTTCCTTGTCCAAGAACAAGTGAGTTAGCAATAGATATTAACGGAATAGTGTTATATAACAATGTTACTTTATCACAAGCTTGTTGTACATCGAGTGTGGTTGGAAGTAATGTTTATTGGAATGGTACTGCCTGTGTATTACAGGGAATAACACCGTCTTGCCCAAGAACAAGTGAGTTAGCAATAGATATTAACGGAATAGTGTTATATAACAATGTTACTTTATCACAAGCTTGTTGTACACAAGCTGTTGCTGGAGCACCTGTAACATGGGACGGTTCCCAATGTTTAGTAACACAAGAAGGAGGTAGTGGTATTGGTTTTGGGCCTGCAGGTGGAGGTGGTGTAGCAGTTGATTTAGGTGGTAGAATAGCTCTACCACCAACCGAACCAATAGTCGTTAACCCACCAATAGCACCTACCCCATCGTATCTTTGTTATTGGTGTCCACCTGTTATTTATACACAACAAATTTGTACTAGCAGCCAATATTTAAACTTATTAACTAGTCAAGAAATTATACAATTGGCAATAACACTTGGAGCTACTTATACTGTTATAAATTCACCTAACGGAACTCAATTACAAAACGCAACAAATTTTTTAACACCATTGTTTGATGGGTTTTTCCAAAACAACGGATGTATAATTTTTGACAATAACAATAGAGAAATTACTAATAGTGCGTGTTGTACTAGACTTAATGGTACTTGGACTAATATAAATAACAGAAATTATTGTGTTGTACCAGGAAATTCAATAGGGTCTAGAAGTCAAATTTCAACACCACCTTGTCCACAAACAACTGTTAATCAGTATAACATTTTTGTAGACTCTAATGGTGACCCAGTGGGTAATAACTGTTGTAGTAATTTTAATATAAACGGTAGAATTAACCTTTATGTAAATGGTGTTTTAAATAGTGTTATAAGTGATAACCCAGCTATTGCATTTATGACAAATTATTTAACAAACTTGTTGGGAAGTACTTATAACTTCACGACAAATAGTAACCCTAACTACGGATATTGTCCTGATTGTCCACAAGAAGTTAATTTATTAAATACTGGTGATGTTGTAGATTATACTACAAACACGTCTTTAACACAATCTTGTTGTACACAATATGGGTACTTCTATAATGTAGCACTTAACAAATGTACTATTTGTTCACCAGCAGTGAATTATGGAACAGGAAGTAACGCTAATTTAATCACAAATTTAGATAATTCAGATTTATCACAACAATGTTGTGATAATATAGGTGGTTGGTACGGGTTCGCATCTTATGATAATAATAACGTTGCTATAACTAGATGTTATACATGTCCACCTATCAATGTTATAGACCCCAACACATTACTTTTAGGACCAAATAATAACTACCAATGGTCTCAATTTGATTATACCAATTCAATCAGTAGTTGTGCTGGTACTGCCGAAGTGCTTTACAATAATAGTAGCTTAGATGTTGATTGCTGTAATTATTACGCAACCAATTATCAA